TGTATTAACAGCACCTGTCTTAGGATCGTAAGAAGTACCAAACAAGGAATTAGTAACACCGTAAGGTGTAAAGTTACCAATCATCTCTGATGCTTGTTTACCTAAAGCATCGTACTTACCACCAATGTTAGTTGCTAAGTTAGCGTATTCAGTTTGTGTTATCTTACCTTGTTCACGAAGCTTCTGAGCAGCATCGTTAACCATTGCTAGGTTAGCACCAGAACTGATAAGATTACCTAAGACATTCTGAGCATCTGTGTTAGCAACGTTACTGATACCACTAAAGAGAGAAGAAGCTATACTACCAAGTCCTTGGCCTAACCCTTGAGCAATACCTGTACCTAAGCCACCTAGTCCAGTTCCTAAAGCAGTTCCTATTGAACCTAAGCCTGTGCCTAAGCTAGAACCAATGTTACCTAATCCTGTACCTAAATTACCTATCCCAGTTCCTAAATTAGTGCCTATTTCGCTTAAACCAGCACCTAAACCAGTTCCAATATTTCCCAATCCTGTGCCTAGATTACCTATACCAGTTCCAAGATTACTGCCTATTTCGCTTAGACCTGTACCTAAACTAGTACCAATATTACCTAGTCCAGTTCCAATATTACCTATTCCGGTTCCTAGGTTAGTACCTATTTCACTTAAACCAGTTCCTAAACCAGTGCCTAGGTTAGTACCTAAATTACCAATACCTTGACCTAGGTTAGTACCTATTTCACTTAAACCAGTTCCTAAACCTTGACCTAGGTTAGTACCAATGTTACCCAAACCAGTTCCTAGGTTAGTACCTAAATTACCTAAACCAGTGCCTAGGTTAGTACCAATGTTTCCAATACCAGTTCCAACAGACGATATTGAATTAACAACTGACGGAGCTAGTTCAGAAAATCCTGATGATTGTAGAGCCTGTGCCACAGCGTTGGTTACATCAGCGCCTGTTAGTGTTGCTTGTATAGCAGCATTAGAGGCTACGTTAGCTGCTGCTTGACTTCCCCCTGCATTAGTTACTGCTTGTTGTACTGTTGTGGCAGCCTGTGACGCAGCACCCTCAACACCACCAACAGCAAGGCTAGGGTTACTAAGCAAGCCTCCTGGTGTTGTTGCTAGGCCTTGTGGTGTAACACCAGCACTAACAACATTACCACCACCACCTACAATATTTCCTGTAGAAGATACAGCACCTGTGGCAGCGGCATCAGTAGCAGAAGCTAAACCAGCAGAAGCAGCGTCAGCTACGGAAAGACCAGCAGCTACGTTACCTGATGCAACATCAGCAGCAATAGAAGCCAGTTCAGTGCTTCCTGTAGCTGCTAATGCGTTGGTATAAGCAGTAGTTGCTGCTTGGGACGCAGCACCTTCAACACCTGCAACAGCTAAACTTGATCCTGCGCCTGCACCTCCGAACAAGGAGTCAACAAGGTTTCCTGCTCCGATAGCACTACCAACAACACCTAGAGCCTGTAACCACCCTTGTGCGTCTGATGGGTTAGGATTAGACAAACGAGTACCTGTTGGTTGTCCGTAAGCATCATATTGCTGAACCAGTAGTTTACCGTCTTGTGTACCTATAACTTGTCCTGTGCCTACATCTTCACCTTTGTCTAGCTGTCTTATGTTACCTTCAGTACCGAACGTTCTTTGCACAGTACCTGTTAGCATTGTCCCTAAAGGAATACCAGAATCCCTAAAGTATTGGTTTAGTTCATTAACAGGAATGTTAGCAACTGATGCTAGATCTTTTTCTGACAACCCATACTTTTGTGCTAAAGCAGCTACGGATTGACCACTTTTAGTATCATTGTTAAGTATTGCTGATCTAATTGTGTTTAAGTCTTGTTCTGGTACATTAGCAACAGTCGTTAAAGAAGGACTGGCTGTAAGTCCCTGACTAATGAACCAAGGAGCGTCAGCCTGACTAATCATACCAGCCTGGAGTAAATTATCTACAGATACTCCCTTGTCTTTGAAAAACTGCACCTTAGCACTATCGACCAACTGAGACCAGTTAGGAGGAAGCATAGCCATTATTTGTGCTTCTGTAAACATTGTATTAAACTCCGTTATCCTTAGGCTGTTCTACCAGTTTTGAAGTAAATATCCATTTGTTGTACTGACAACAAGTCATTAAGTATGTCAGCTTCAATACCAATCTGAAACACCTTACCACTACCGCCTATGTTTGATCGTATAAAGTTAGTTGTTGTGTTTGAACTGTTGTACTCGCTTATGTTGTACTGAGCTACGTTGTATTCTGACCGAGATGATAAACTAAGTTCAGGTAGTAAGGTACTTTGATAGTTCTGTGTATACTCTACACCCCATTTTAAGAATACAGGGGTTCCACCAGCACCAATAACTGACAATGTAATTTTCTTAAGTATCTTCAACAATGATGCGTTACCAGCATCTAAGTAAGAACTATAGTAAACAAAACGATAAGAGGATTCGTTGTCTGAATAACCAGAGTATTCAGCAATGTACCCAGGACGACTAAAGTACAATGATCTTGATACAGACGAACAAAAAGCTTTAGGTGTTAATGTCCATAAAGTTGCTTTACAAACACCATCCTGTAGCCTTGTCTTTAAGTCAAAACAATACAGTAGTCCTAATGATGGAAAAGATAGTAGATAGAAACCTTGTTTCTGTGAGTATACTGCCTTTATAAGGCTATTGTCGTTGTTACCCGCTATAGCTAAAATTAAATCATCCCTAACATTTCTAGATATGTCAATGATAGGGTTTGACTTTTCTTGAATAACTCTAGCAAGACTCTTAACACCTGAATCAGACAAGAAGAACATATCCGTACCGACATCTTGTACTGAGTCTCTGGCAATACAGCCTACGCCATCAATAACCTCAACTAACTTAAGATCAGCAGCAGGGTCTACATCAGCACCTGAGTAGATAACGATAGTTGTTTTACAGAAAATGATTAAGTAACCGTTAAAGGCTGCTAAAGCAACAATACTATCAGTACCGTTTGTTAAGATGTTTTCTATGTTAACAGAACCAGCAGCACCACCAGACCACTTAGCACCACTTAAGGTATCTGACCAAGTAACTGTTGTTTTATCGGTGGTTGTATCAGCAACCCATAAGCGACCATAAGCAGCTAATACTTCATTACCTAATGGCACTGTTCCTGAGTAGTTAGGATGTGCTGATACCTTTGTCCAAGTATTTGATGCATGGTCATACACTAAAGGATCATGAGCACGTTGAAAGAAGTACGTATGTCCGTTGAAGTTAACTGCTTTCCAGTTACTAGCGGTCCATGTGGCATCAGCGTAAACTTGAGTAAGTGTTGTTGTTCCGGTAAATATCTTCTTATCACCGATGGATACTAACTGTGTTGTACCATCTATCTTAATAACTTCATGGATAAGCGTAGGCTCTGTACCAGCAAAGCCTGATGTTGTGTTGACTTTAACCCAACCTTGTCTAGCTGCTATACGACCAAACTGATCAATAACAGCGTTGTCAGCTCTTAAAGCGTAGTCTTTTGTAAGTGCTATGGAAGAATCTTGTGTATTAAGACCAGCAAAGCCAGGAGCTACGATACTTACTGACAACAGTTCTGAGGCCATTACACAGCCTCCCAAGTAGTTTCATCGTCGTATCTTACTGCTTCAATGGCTATGTAGCTTGCTAATGCTTTTCTGTATAGGTCTGCTTGCTGATCACTTAAGCGACCACCATCCTCACCACGCTCATTGATAGCACGTAAGTAAGCACCTTGAATAACTAATTCTGATGGTACGTAGAGAGTATCTGTTGAGTTAACTAAATCTGCTTGTGGGACAACACAGTCTACCTTAACTGACAATACTGATGTAGGCACAGGCCATAGATCAATAGTCAATACACCTGTAGATGCTGTGCTATTTCCAATAGAGAAGTATTGAGGATCTCCGTTTGTTGTTCCTTGTAGGTTAGTCCACTCATGCATCTGTGATTGTGATGCTTGATAAAGATCTCTTTTCAGTGAAGGAACATAAACAACTAACAATCTTGATCTAGGGTTTGTTCCTGGTATCTCGTAATTCTGTGTGCCACTGACTGTAGAGATTGTCTTAGTTGTTCTAAGAACAGACCAGCTCCAAGCATCTTCAACTTCTCTTTTAGCTTCGTTAACAAAGTCACTGACAAGTTTAACGTATGCTGTATCAGTGACTGAAACTGCTTCAGTCTCTCTTATCCGTCTAAGAACACCATTTACACAATCTAAGAATGTAGCCATTTAGATCACCATTTAATTTTATCAGCCCAGAAGGCCGCTGACATCTTACCTTTAGCAATGTTTTTTGCGTGGCGAGCTTTAAAGGCTTTGTTCCTTGCAGATCCTTCAGGAGAACCTTTAACACCTTGTTGACCGAACCGAATCGTCTTAACTTGATCACCGTCCTTTGCTACAACAATGTGAGACTTGGTAGGATGTCCTGGTGTTCTTTTAGGTTGATTATATCCAGAGACTCCCGCTCTTTCCAGCCTTGAATCTTTTTTCATTTCTTCTTCTTAGGCTTAGACATACCAGCTTCAGACAAAGCAATAGCAACTGCTTGTTTACGAGACTTAACTACAGGACCACCTTTACCACTATGAAGTGTACCTTCTTTGTACTCTCTCATAACTTTACGTACCTTAGCGGGTTTCTGCTTCATGATGGATAACCCATCTTACGTTCTTTGGCCTTCATAGACTTAGATTCTTTCTTTTCATGCATCTTCTTTGCTTTCTTTGATGCATACTCTTCAGCTTCTTTCTTACCTTTAGCTGTATAAGGAAACTTCTTATTCGCTACCATTGGCATTTTTATTCCCCTTGTTACGTCTAAACATACATTGCACTGTATCTGTTTCCCATATACGTATAGCAGTCCACATAATCGTTAACACTGCTGCTATGGCCGGTAGAAGTTCTGCTAATGTCCCTACAACTGTAAGGATTGATATAGCATCACCTAGTTGCTTAACTTGCTCATCGGCTTGTAGAGCCATGATGTACTCAAGGCTCTATAGGCCATTGAACATCCCAAGGAAAACCCGCTTGAGAAGGTACATCACGCAGAGATTGACGGTAAGTAGCCCATGCAGCTTGGTTAACTGGCGCATCAGCTAACTGCGTCCAGTCGGAATCTTTGAGCTTTTGAGTGCGTTGGTTGCGTATTTTACTACTTTGCTCTTCAAACTCACTATCAATCTCTTCTTTTGTTTTGTCTACAACACACCATTTTTTAATCC